GTTTAAACCTGTTAAATCTATAATAATAGTTGTTTCGATGACATCCCCCATTCGCAAGACGGAACCCTTACAAACAGTACCAGACCCAGTAGAAATACCAGTACCCGGAATCATATTTTTGACACTGAAAGCAGTTTCGTCGGTACTACCAAAAAGAAGGGTTTCATCATCAGCCAAGTAATTCCAATCGTAACCATATGAAGATCGTGCAATAACTTTAGTATCGCCAGTTACATCGGACATGCTGAATGTATGTTTTGCCATATCCTTATTCCTCCGTTATAAAGTTTAGTTAAGATATGAGGGGCGTAAGATTTAAAGCCTACGCCCCATTATACCTAGAGTTGATTAACTGTTCAAGTCTGCAATCTTTGCTTGGACAAAGATGTTCTTGCAGCGCATTTCTGCCATAGTGTATAGCAAACCACGAACCACTAGCGCATTAGCTGCGAAGTAGTCACGGTTCTCAACATACTGAGTAGGTTGAGCAACTGCGATTTCAAGATAGTCTGTATCCAAAACATAGATGTTACTTCCCAATACTGCGTCTGCAGTCGAAACCGACTTCGGAACATCAGCATCTGGCATAATTGGAATACCTTGATACGTAGCCAAAACCAGACCAGTTCGAGTGCCGGGGAAGGTTCGCTCTGAACCTATACCTACCTGATACTCTTCCTGTCCCATGTACCTTTGGTTAGAGTTCAAAAGTCTCTCTAGCTTAAAGTATTGGTCATGTCCAAGAAGAATCAGTTTCGGCTCTCCACCATTCTCCCTAATCTTCTGAATAGCTGTGTCAAGTAGGTTCAGAGACAAGTCTCGTCCCGTACCTGAGTTATATGAAACACTAGCACCAGCATTCCAATCACCTGCGGCTCTGCCAGCCTGAGTTAGATCATAAGCCCTAACATTGGCTCCACCCGAACCACCACCAACAACCATAGCGTCTTCTGCAACAACGTCATCAATGGAAGTTAGCCCAGCACGACTGTAAATGAATGCTATGTCTCCATCGGCATAAGCAGTCCCGGTAGCAACAGTTACTACACCAGTAGAAGTGTTAACTGCGGAAACAACAGAACCCGTAGTCCTGTCGAATCCAGTACCAACGTTATTCATTCCAACTGCATCACCGATTTTAAAATGTTTTGCAATAGCTGCTGGAACGGTAAACGTTGTCGATGCACCAGCAGATACTAGATATGCGGAACCTGCAAGAAGTTCCTCGTTAATTTCCTTGACATGGTCAAGCTGTGCATTCTCGTTCTCCAACGCCAGCACATCCCCAACACCGCCTTCTAGCTGCGCCGTGAATACTGACTTCACGGAGGCACCAAAAGTCGTAGAGACTACACGAGGCAAGCTCGATACGGTCTCAATGTTGGAAATATCAACTGTCGGAAGAGAGCCGGTCTCTGTCACAGGTCGGGATCGTCCCGAACCCCTGTCCGTCCTTACACGCCAACCAGCCGTGTTACCCCAGACCGTTCTGGGAATGGCATTGAAAAAGCGTGTTTGGTTATTCAGGGCTTGCCACACCTTACGCCCATACGTAGTGTTAAAAATACCAGTAGCAGTATCAACCGTGAAGTACGTCTGCTTCATCAAGTACTCTGGGCCGAAGACTGACTGATACAGTCCACGTTGCGATTGGGCTAAATATTCCGCTAGGGATGGATTAGCCATGATATTTCCTCCTAATTAATTTTAAACTACCCAAGAAGTTCCCTTGGAACTCCCTCAGTGTTACCCATTTCAATTTGGGCTTGTAGATCACGAAGCTGTTTATAAGACAATCCTACTAGCTGTTCAACAGTATCGGTACTACTACCAGTTTTCACAATAGGAGTAGAACCGTCAACGCCTAGAGGAGTCTCAATACGCTGAGGTCTCTGTAGTCCATTCTCTTCCCTAAAGCCCATCTTGCGAAGGCGGCTCTCAGCTTCCTTAGAAATCGCCTTCTCCATAGAACTATTAACAGTTCGTATCTGCTTTCTCAGGGCCTTTAGTTCTTTCTTCATAGACTTCATCTCATCTTCCTCATTCTCTGGCTCGTCCTCTTCTGCTGGGTACTCGTCGGCACCCTCTTTTTCTACATCTTCCTCATCGTCATCTTCATGACCAGGAACATGAGTCTTCATGTATCCACCCTTGGGCGGGAGTACATCTTCGTCCTCTTCTTCTTCCCCATCTCCATTATCCTTCTGTTTCTTCATAGCCTGAATAGTAGCTTGCTGATCCGCAATATTGCTTGAAATATTGGCCGGCTTTTCAGAATCATCTGCACTGCCGCCCTTACCCGTCTTCGCAGCACTACGTACCTTAGTCCCATCTACATCCAAACCACCCTGCTTCAAAATGCCTACCACCTCTGAGGCAATATCCTTTACAAGAGCGGTTCTCTCAGAAAAGGCTATCTGTTCCTCTTCCTTTCTAATCTCTGCTTCCTCGTCATTAGAAAATCGAGCATCCATCTTTTGCAAAACTTCAGCAACGGCAGCTAGTGCAAGATTCGTACCCTCCATTTGCTTTTCGACCTTTGTCATAAGCTCATCTGCCATAATTGTTACCCCCTATTTATGATATGCCCCTAACAGTTGGTCTAAGCCACCGCCGACTATTTGGGAATTATACTATAATTTAGGCAATATATTATAATTTTGCCCTAATTTATTATACTATCTGTAGAGTAAAATCCTAACTCTATTCATCCAATTCTACTAAATCACCGGTTGTTAACCGTAAAACCTCATTTCTAAAATCGTATAATGGTATTTGAATCAACTTTTTAAAGCGTTCACATTGATTTCCTTCAGGTATGGTAGCTTCTACTAAATCTAATACTTTACCTACCATACGAGAATGCCTCGCTATGATATATTCTTGATCCCTCGTTACTTGCAAATTAGTCATTACAACCTCCTTCTAAACTTTTCTTAGTCTCTAATTAATTCATCCCATTTTCAATAGCGGTCTTAAGAATTTTTTCCATACTTTTTCCTCTATACCGACTCCTCAATGCTTTTGAAATAGGTTTTTTAGCCTCTACCTTTGGTATTGTATTCATCATTCTCCACACACCTGACCGTAATTGTATTGGTTTATAATTCTTAAATGTTTTCGTATGAGCCGCGACACTGGTTTTTCCTCGTTTATTTTTCCCCGTCCCTTTTCGTTGATGGCGCTTAACTTTTTGAAAATATTTCCCAATTATAGGTCTAGCAGGTATGTCCTCTTCAAGTTGCGCAAGCGCTTTCCCACTCTTAAAACCAACTGTTATTTTATTGTTGGTTCTGGTTAAAATACTTGATCCCCTCAATTTAGGATATTTCAATTCCGTCTCAACTGCCCATTCAGAAGCATCTTGTTCAAGCCCATCTAAAATAGCATTGTAAATGTCTTGTCCTATATTTCGTTTTTTTCGAGGCATAATCATACTCCTCACTAGTACTATTATATTATACTATATAACATTCATTTTTTAATATTTTCAGTCTAGAGGAGTAAACTCCGCAACAGAAGAAAACAGCGGCTGTCGGCCTTGAACAAGATACCATAACAAATCGAACAAGGAGATCAGATGAGGCACATGACAAGTTATCGTATCTTGTGTTTCCCATCCGTCCTCATCCCCCTTTATATAGACTAGCCAACTAGAAGCTCCATCATGCTTTATGAGAATGTTCTTATATACCCAACTCTTCCCATCTTCTCTTACGTCAAATATAGCTGTTGTTTCAGGAGCATGTACATTTGGTTTTTTAGTAGACATCATATAATTCCTCCCCTTAATGATCGCCAGTTTTTAACGAGTCCAAAAATAAAAATTGCAATCTAAGCCATATCAATGAAGCATCCGTTTTTCCAGTAAGTATTTCCAACTAACTGGAAATAGTTCTAAAATAAAATTTGATATTTTTTGCGCTACTTGTCTAGTTTCATCTTGAGAATCTTCAGATAATCTTAATATACACACTCTAGCAAAAGCCGCTAAACTTCCTGTCCAATACCATTCTGTGATCATATCTTGAGGAAGAATAGCTCTTGCTTGTTCTGGTGCTACCCCCTGTTCAATTAATTTAAAATACAATTCAACACTTTTAGCATGAAGAAGTTCTATATCGGTAACATTTTTTTCATCCAATTGTATAAAATTTATTCCTGACCCTTGTTTACGATTTTTAGGGCGGTCTCTCCACTTAGAAGGTATATCAAAAGTAGGAGTATAGTCTACATACCGCCTACTTATTTCATTCCATACTAGGCCAACTTGGTGTTTGACTAGTTGCCTAGCGACAAATATAGGAGCAGAGATTCGGAACTGTAATTGGGGATGTCCGAATGGTGTCCAATGACTATGATTCGCAAGATATGCAATAAGTTTTTCATCTCCAGCCGTCACCCCCTCATGATGTTTATCGAATGATACTCTAGCAGCATTTACTACAGTTAAATCTGATCCCATACTATCTATTAATTCAACATTCATTACACTTTTTTCTCCTTCTAATCAATACCAAGCAGCATTTTTCCGTCTTCAGTAATCTTTCCTGGGTTCCATGGAGGATCAAAAACCATATCAACATATACATTCTCTACACCCTCCACTTCAGTTATGCGCCACTCAGCTTGCTGGGCTATGTATGGCCCCATGCCGCAGCCAGCGGCAGTAAGGGTCATCATAACATACACAGAATTTTCAGGGGTCACATGAACCTCGTATATAAGGCCAAGGTCTACTACGTTGACAGGTATCTCTGGGTCATAAACGTCCTTCAATGCCTCAATAACGTCTTCACGAGTAACATTAACTATATCAACCATAACTCTTCTCTTCTTTCTTATAACTATTAATTTTATCTTGTAATTCGTATGCTGGTTTTTCCATTGGGTGTCTTCTACTTCCTCCATAAAAAGGCAGTAAACATATATACGCTATAAACCAAGGCACAACCAACCATTTCTTCTGATCATTCCAATGATATCTCTCATGTGCTTGAATAGCTGGATCATCTTTAATCCCCCATTCATAAAAAATAAAGGGCCACAGTGTTACAGCATGAACATACTTAGGAAAAGGCCAAGGTATCTTTTGTACAACAATTTCAATCATATTCAACCCCAGTAATCCATAAATCCGGTATTATATCCTTAAACATATTAGTAGAAGTATCATATCTATTCAAATAAATAACTTCTTTACCTACATTACCGTATTTAGGATGCCAATAAGTAACTAGTTGCTTAGGCTTACTAATTGAATGCATTCTCTGAGCAGCAAATTCATCTCCACCTTTCATTGTTCCGCAAATATGAATCGCCCCTGTTCCAATATCTATTTCCTCTATACGATGGAAATGGCCCATTAACACTGAATCAAATTTACTGGTTAGCATAGCATCAGAAGTAAGCACAGCATCTTCTAAAGTTGTCCTATATTGAAGGAAGCCTCTTAATCCTGTAACGCCTCTAGTAATAGCCATCGTGCTTCCAGCCCCTGAAATAGAATCACCATGCATAATCAAAATATTTCTATTCCCTACTTCAAAAGAATTAAGAAAAGCTTTAGGAATACTAAACGTTATATGTTTCTGATTTCGCAAATAGGCAGCAACCCATTGATAAACCATATAATCCCAATCCATATACTTATCTTTCATTGGGGGTTTACGTGTCATTCTACCATGATTACCAACCACACAAGGAATTCTAATTTTAGAAAAATGGGGAGCCAGAAACATAATCGCTTGTGCAATTAAATTTGCACCCCTAATCATTTGGTTCATACAATTATCTATGTTTGTTCTGGCTAATTCCTCATGGATATCCCCACTAACCATATCACCTAATAAAGGAATAACTAGTTCATCAATTGGGGCGACGTTTCTCCGTAACTCTACAAGCTTTAATAACTGCGTTGCCCACCCATATAAACGTCTATTAAAGATATCAATATCATAGCTATTTAAACCAGCCATCTGTTCTAAATTTACATTATCACCTATATGTAAATCGTTTAACGGAGCCACTACGACTTGAGGCGTACTTCCTCTTTTTTTATATAAGTCTGAACTCTTTGGACTTGTTTGAACAGAAGTCAACGCTGGAAATGCCGGTGCATTATTTTTGATTGCCTCAATAATAATTTCTTTTTTAGCTTCATTCTTTATAACATTTTCATATAACTTCTTAAAGAATACTGCTTCTGCTTTGTGAGTAGCAACTTTCTTATCAAGTTTAATACGCTCTTCCATATCCATTATGTAATCATCTTCCAAATCATCGAACTCAAGATCGTTTGAATAAACCTCCTTGTCGTGCCATCGCTGAATTGTTGTGCGGTGAATATCTATTCCGTATTCTTTTTCTAGCCACTGTGCTATACTCGTCCAACTCTGTCCTGTCGCCTTCTTTCTTTTTATCTCTAATTTTGCCTGTTCTGGAATCATACTTCCTCCTTATCTGTAAGACAATAACTTTTCCACATTGTATACAATGTAAATCCTGATCTAAATTAACGTCCATCCACCCATTACATTTTGGACACAGTATAACCGATGAGTTTGCCACCTGTCAAATTCTCCTTAATAAAGAGTCAACTGTATCACTCTTATAAATATTGATCTCATTTAAAAGAGTCTGTTGATTATTATAAGTAAGCTCATCAAGAAACTTCTTCAATTCTAATTCTACTGATTCTGCCCATTTGGAATTATCTTTTTTACTTCCTCTCTTTAATTCATCATCTTGAGGATTGCCAAAAGCCATAGGCTGTTTAGATAATTTAACATCTTCTATATGTGGAGCTATATGTCCATACGGAAATTCTTTCTGTTCTCCAGATCGTTTAGCAGCCGCATCTAAATTAGCAATTCGTTGCTCCATATCCTTCTGTTTAACTGCGGCTTGTTGATCAAGATGTCCTTTTCGTTCAACAACTTTAGGTGGGTCATCTACTCCCTGCTTTTGAACCCAATTTTTTAAGACGGTTGTCTTTCTCATTTTCTTTTCTGGTGATCCGTCTGTAAGAAATACCCCTAATCGTTCAATACCTGTTCGCTTCTTTTTCGACTTTACCCTACGCTTCCTACCATTTCCTCCATATGTAGGAGTAAAAATACCTGCATTAGTAGAAGTAAATACAGTTGCTCCTAGCCCTGTGGTATCACCTCCTCCACCCTCGCCTTCTTTAATCATATCTTCAATAATTCTGGTTTTCCTATTAACTTGGTTATGGGAACCAGACCCACCCTTACTTGTGGGAGTCTTTCCTTTCTTTCCCCAATCTAGTCGTTTTGGCCCTAATAGCCCTCCATGAGTAGGGGGGTATTCTGGAGCATTAGGCTGTCTCTGCCTAACCCTCTTTATATTAGGTTTAGTTCCTCCCAGATTAGAGCCGTCCATATTAGCCCCTGTTTCAACTTTCTTAATTTTTTTAGTCATTAATAATCGTCCTCCTCATCGTCTATAATATCTCCTTGATATCTCTCTCCTTGCTTACCTGAACTTTTCCTCTTTGTATTCTGATTATTTCGTCCAGAAGGCGCATAAGATACACTAGGTTTATTATAGGTAAATATTGCTTTATCTACAGAAGTGACTAACTCATCTTCATTCGTTCCTAAATTAGCTATATAGTCAATTCCATCTTGCGCAAACCACATCTGAGAACCTAGAACCTGCTTAATTAACGGATATATAAATCCTTTATCAGCTAGTGAACCTATCCATGTTTTAGCCATCGGCTGTCCACCTACAGGTTTAATTCCCCACTGGCGTTCCTCTGCTTTCTTTCTACGAGCTTCTGTCCATTCATCTATATCTCTTTCCTCACCGGGTAATTTCATTGTCCAATCAGGTGTTATTCCACCTGTTCGTCCCTTATATTTACCTTTAGCCTTCAAGAAATATTCACTGACATAAGATTTATGGATACCCTGAATATAATCAAGGGCTTCTTTCTTATCCGTCAATTTACCTTCTTCTTGCTGTCTCTTAATATCTTGTAGTACTTCCCCAATTCGTCTGCCTTGTACAAAACCTAAATCAAGTAGGTCATTACCAGTCACTAACGGTTTAATTCTTCCTTCTGGTGTACTACCACTTTCTTCAGACACTCGTTTAATATTCGCTCTAAACCATTCATTAGCCTCATTCGTAGGTTTTATTGTACTACCATCAGGTTGTCTATGGCGTCTACCAAGAGCATCTGCTTCGGAAACGGCTGATAGTAGATTAAGGAAATGCGTTCCGTGTTTATTAATCATCCTTCTTAAAGTGGAATCTTTTAGTTCTTCTCTCTGATGATGGTACTGTAATGGAACTAAATGAAGTTCTACTATCTGTACAACAGTATCTATAATTTCTTTATCTGTAGTTAATCTCTCTAAAAATTGCCTCGCGGGTTCCGTGCCAGCTTCGGAATGTCCATGCGATAAACCACGTTCATTAGTAGTCGCTGGCTTACCTATATCATGGAGTAAGGCAGATAACATAATGATATGTCGATCTTTTTCTCGTTCAAATCGCTTACTAACTCGTGCGGCTTCATCGATAACCATTTTTGTATGAGTAAATACATCTCCTTCAGCGTGAAAATCATCTCGTTGTATTGTATCTCGTAAATCCTTTAATTCTGTCATTTGTTGATTAAAAACTCCCATATCTTCTAACGCTTGCAAACCTACCGAAGGTGATGGAGATTTTAATAACAGTTTTGACATCTCATCAAAAATTCTTTCTTTTGGTAAATCTGATAAATCCATAGACTGAGCTAACTTTTTGGTCGAATCATCAATTGAAAAACCAAATCTTCCTGCAAATTGTGCCGCTCTATAAACACGCAATGGGTCTTCTACAAAGGTTTTATCGTCAACATGTTTAATTTTTTTAGCTACGATATCATCATGCCCACCAAAAAAGTCTATGACCTTATGATTCTTTACATCATACATCAAAGCATTCATAGTAAAGTCCCTTCTACGTGCTGCTTGTTTTAATGGCAATGATGTATGTACTTGAACATCAAAATCTGTATGTTTAGTCCCTGTTTTAGTCTCTGTTCTAGGTAATGAGACATCTACATCACCCACTTTAAACACTCCAAACTGTTTACCTACTTGTTCTGATTTCCCCCCATGTTTTTCCATAAGCTGGCCTAATTTATCCATAGGAACTCCATGCATTTCAATATCTATATCTTTACTAGGTTTACCTAGCAAAATATCTCGTACACCACCACCTACTACATACGGTGTTCCTTGTTGTCCTAAGTCCTGTAAAATCTGTTGTGCTTGTGGATTAGCATCAATTACCTCTTGTACATTTGGAGTTTGAGGAAAGACTTCTGTAGGTTGTAACCAATACTCTGCTTCTCGCTCTTCTGTTACAAATGTCATAGCTCCTTTAGGAGGGGCTTCAGTTGAAGAGTATATTGCATTTGGAGGAAGAGTTTTAGAGAGAGTCTGTAAATTCTTTACCATTTTCATAAGTTTTTCGACTGTACCTTCGGGAGCTAAATCTTGCCAAACTACAGGATCAATATAATACTTAAGAGCCGTTGTTCCTATATCTTCATACATCATTTCTCCAGTGTCTTTATCTCTACTCCCACTTTTATGTCCTAATGCTTTACCTACTTCTATAGAAATTCGTTTTAATGCTTCCTTAAACTCCTCCGTAGTCGTAGTCCTACCTCCACGATTAGCGATTTCTTGTTTAACTAAATCCCTAGCAATAGAAGTTCCAATATAAGTTCTAATGTCTTTTATTTCCATGCGCTTATTGCCAGTAAGTTTTCGTAATCTATTTAGATTTTGTTTCGTGTTAGCTCTTGGAAAGAGTTGCTCTCCTGACTGTTTCCCACGCAACGCCTGTTGTACAATTCGTTTAACTAAGGGATCAGTTGATACATGATCGTGAGGAATTTTACTCTTCCCTAAAAACTGGAACCTTACGGAACCATCGTCTTGAATAGATACTTCCTTAGCTATTAAGGATGATGCACCTATTCCAGTACGTTCTCCTGTATTTTGAGGGCTTGTTGCCCCATTCTTTTTTTGCTCTTCCTCATTGGCTGCAAGAAAACTAATAGTATCCCCTCCATGACGAAAACCCATCCGACCAATTAATAAAATAACTTGATCATTTTCCGACCAAGTATCTATATTGTCAATATCCGCAGATAAGGTATCTATTAAGTCATCTGCACTTTTCCTAGCCTCAAGTTGGTTCTTCCAATGAACATCTTTTCTTCTCTTAGCCTCTTCTGGAGAAAAGATTACCTGTTGTTTTCCTTGTACATTCCGATAGATTGCTTGTATTTCAGAAGTTTCATTTCCAGCCACAAACACATTGGTGGCATTGTTAGGTACTTTCTGATCACGATAAGCATTTAGAATAAGAGCTTGAGTCTGTTGAATAATAATAGGGCGATCACGTTCATCTTTATGGGGAGATAATTTATTACCTTCACTATCATAATGAGCGATACCAGCAGGAAGCTCTACTACTTTACCATCTTGAGTATACCGATATAAATTAGGAGTATGATTAGGAACAGGATGTAACGTCTCTAAGTCAATAGTCTCCATACTTCCTGTTTCTTGATTTCTAAATATAAGAGGCCCAGTAGCTTTAGGTGGATATTGGTTGATATGCTGTTTAAGCCAATGCCTACGAGTATCTACATAATGATATTGCTCATAGTCAATTGGCACTTTTGTAGGTTTCCCTTTATCATCCAATAAACTTCTATCTACATACTCTCCTTTTCTTGGCCCTTCATAGATTGCCAACCCCATTCCAGCATAGTCACTAAGCTCATTAGAATTAATATATAACCGCTGCTCTTTAGGAAGTTGTAGACTCTTGTCAGTAATGGTTGCAATTGGTTTTTCTTCTTGTTGATCTTCTCCACTTACTTCCTCATTAGAAGTAGTCATTATTCTTCCTCGTCTGGATCAGGATACATTTCCTCATGCATTAAAGCGTCACTAAGTTTTCGCATCTTTTCAGATTCAGAAAGTTTATCTGAGTTATGGGAATCATCATCAGCTTTAAACATAGCTTGTATAGTGGCTTCTCCACCACCACCTTCACCACCACCCCCAAGATCAACCTCCACAGGTTCACCTGTTACATTAGCTTGTTCTTGAGCATCAGCTATTTGCTCTTCCTGTTGTTTCTGTTGTTGCTGCTGCATCTGGAATTGCTGTTCTTGTTGTGCGATTTGCATACCCATCTGTTCTCCTTGCATCTGAGCCGTAGGTACATATTCCCCACTAATAACAAAGTCTATATCTCCCAGATCACTTCCTTGTTCTTTTAAGGTAATCGTAAATCCTAATTGAGCCAACGTATTAGCCACTTGAACCTTCTGTTGAGCAAAACTAATTTTAGTAGCCTCAGCCTTCTCCTCTGGATTAGGGAGAACTAACGCCCAATCTGTAATCCCAAATGCCTCTAATATAACAGGAAATACTTTTTCATGAAATAATCTTTGGTCTGCTTCAACCACACGACTCATAACAACTAATTGCTGTGTCTGGCTAGATAATCCACCAAAAGCATCTGGTGCGCCTTGCCATGCAGGAGTAACTCCCCACATAGCTGCTACTCTTTCTCTAATTTCTTCTCTAACAGGAAGATAATCCATTTCCTGCAAAGTATGAAAGAGTCTTACAAGGTCTACTCGACCTCTTTGATTCCTAGCTGAAACAGCTATCATAGGAATATAGTTAGGATCAAGCCGTGTCTGAGCCGCTATGTTAGCTCGTTCCCTTCTCAGACTCTCTGGATCATCTGTAGTGACCATTACCATAGAAGCTGGCATCTTTCTCTCAAAGAAATACCTATATAAGTTCTTATCCATTCCAATTAACGTTAGTGCTTTTTCAAAAATTGTTAAAATAGGTGACCACCCATACGTTTCGGAAGGAGAGAACTTAGTCATATGTATTACTTCAGAATCAAACAAATAAATTTGTTGATTACGATGATAGTATTTATACATAACTGCTTGGCATTGTCTAGCACATCCCGGTTTATCACAGCTTTGAGGAGTGTCTTGAATACTATCTCTATGTATAGGACAGACGAAATGTGCATTCTTTGGCAAACCTGCAACATCTAAGTCAAATTCGACCAAAGACGGATTCAATCTACGAACCTCTTTAACTTTAGATCGTAGAGTACCATCTGAAGAACTATAATATTCTTTAGCAAGATAGATAAAACCATCATCTATAGAGTTTACATCAAAGTGGAACTGTCTCAGAACCTCTTCCAAACTTTGATCGAAGACATTACAGTCTTTTATAAACTTGCTAAAGACATCTAATTGACTTTCATCTGGATTGGCTATCAAAGGTTTCCATTGTAAGCCTCTCCTGAATACTTCACTCGTTATATGACTTAATGGAGATCGTATTTCTTCTACCGTCATACAAATAGTCTGTAAATCCATCACCAATTGCTGTCTATATGCCATTTGATGGCGAACCCATGTATTAACTACATGGTCTAGACCAATGGTCGGAGCTTGTCCTGTGTCCCCTGCTGCTTTCATTAATTGAAACTGGTGAATCTGATCACTTAAAGCATTCATTTGTTGAGCAAACGCTGGAACTTCAGGTAGATACTCTGATAATTTCATATTTATTCCTCACTCAATAAGGTCGCATCGGACATAGCTGCTAGTTTAAGAATTGCTCCTAACGCCTTTTCTTTCAATCTAAAGGATTCACTTTCATTATTACGAATTTGTAATGCAGCGACCTCCTTCTCATATTTTACTATTTTATCACGCATTTCCTGACGCTCTTCTTCATGTTCCTCTTCTGTATTATCAGTAAATGCTACGTTATCTAATACTCCTAATCTTGCTGCCTCTCTAAGTAAGGCTAAGAATCCTCCTTCAGTTAATATTGTTACTGCTTTACTATCGTCAGGAATATCATCATCAGGACTTAAATTCTTTAACTCCTCATTCCACGTATCTAAAATTCTCCATGTATTAGTAACCTCATCTTTAAGTGCTGTATACTGTACATCTCGTTCTCTTAAAATATTTCCTAATGCCATATACTTTCCTCCTATGTTTTAAACGCCTCCGCTAATTTACTTGGACTATAGCCTACAATAATTTGTTCTCCGTCTACAATTCCTCTAGCTACAGGAGCAGAGGTTCTAATAACCACAACAGGAGTTGAGTTATACCCTAGAGCAACCAATTCTTCCAATGCTACCCCATCTTGACTTACATTCTTTTCCCTATATGGAATATTTCTCTGCGACAACCAATCCATGGTTGCATGACATGGGCGTCAACCCATAGATGTATATACTATTACGTTCATACTTACTCCCTCCACCATTTAGTAGTTTGTTTCTTACCCCCAAAATACTCAACTGCATGACCTTCTTCAAGTAATTTGTCGTTAACATTAATATCATCCGCATAAATCGTACCTAATATACGACCATATTTTCCTCTCGCTTTCTTATCAATCGCTGTTTTAACAGTGATAGTCTCTGCAGCTTCTAATAATTCTCGCAGTCTTGCTTTTGCTGCTAATCCATATCGTTTTTCTTCTAAGTCTCGTGTCCTTGATTCTGGAGTATTAATTCCGTAAAGGCGAATCCGCTGTTTCTTTAAAACAACGGAAAAGCCTAAATCAAGATCTACATCTATTGTATCACCATCTACAATTTTTAGCAACTTACTTCTGTACTCAAACATTTTTCCCTTTTCTCTCCTTCGGCATACAGCTACCACTAAAATTTAGCTTGTTGCGGGTTCTGCTATAGTGACCTCAACATTATCTTCGACAGTTATATTAGCCCCTGTAACATCTGTAGCAATAGTGAATTCTTTCGTGGCAAAACCATCGCCCATTCCAACTTCATTAAGTAAAATTTCCATGGTTCCTACATTTATTTTTGAGAGTACACAATCACCTCCTTTAGTATACAAGTTAGACAGTCTTAAAAGACCCACCTTTCCATTTACGCCACTTGCAGGAGCCTGTATCCAAATTCGGTCATATGTACCACCATTCGTAACCATTGCGTCAGCTTGTTGATGACCGCCCCCTATAGCTCTCATACGAGAAGTGCCGGGACTTGGAGCCAAACTTTGTCCATCACTGGCATTGCCCTTCACTAAAATCGTATGGGCCTGTATATCCGTAAGTGTCAACTTTTTACAACGAGAATTTTCAAATATTAAATGTCCTATCTCAAGTCGTGTGTTTGTGCCACCCGACACGACGTTCCCTGATACCTGTACCACATTGGCCTCTCCAGACGGAAGTGCCGATCCTGTGAAAACCGTACCCACAGATACATTCTCTATAGTAATTTCCCGAACAGGTGTGCTACCTAGGTCGATTCTTAACGTATTTGAACCTTCAACGTACTCTGTAGGCACATCTAAATTCGAACCGTCGCCTACAACTGAGGCTGCATAGACACCACTATCGCCACGATTAAATGACCGTTCAGCAAATACTGTTTCGTTTACTACAACTCCACCGCCTACGGCTGAACCAGCAAACAACAGACCTACCGCCATCTGTGGACTGAACCCACAAGCCCTAAGCAAGCTGTAGGGAGATTTCAGAATCATGAAAGTCTTTCTCCATTTTGCACTTTCTTCCTGTAGATACTCTACCTTGTGCAGGAGCCAATTACGCCATATATTAACCCTATTATACATACGTACTGGTGCCTTAAAAATAGCTCTAGGAGAAGCTTTTAAACCTCTACCAAACGATAATGTACAATTTTTAAAGCCTCGCCTAAATAATAGTATCCCAAATGCCAACAACACTATAGAAGCTGCACCTGAAATTTCTATCTGTGTCGAAACAATATTTAGTAAGTTCTGAACATATGCTTGTTCAATAGCCACCCACCCTTCTATATACAAAGGCAAGAATGGAGTCACTAAAGGCATAGGATCAACCAACAATACCGCTACCCCTAAAAGACCTACAAGCAATGCTAAAGTGCCTACAGTTCTTCTAGAACCTGTTACTATAGCCTTCAAATTAAATATGTTACTAAGAAATTTACGCATACAATTTACCTCCTAGCTAGTCATATAAAGACAGCTTCTAATATATTATACTAGATTAAGCTACTAAACATGCACTCCATCCACAAGTTTTG